TTAATATTCTGCATAGACGCAGTATAGTCGACGGCCTAGAGACTATGTGGAATTTAACTAGGAGAACAATCATGGCACAAACACTATTTAGAGGACCAGTACTGCAAGGTAAATTTAACGAAGCAGGTTTAACTGGGTTTAATCTAGAAAACAAATCAGCAAACTACACAATAGCTAATGGTGATTCAGGAAAAACAATTACTTCATCTACAGATGGTGTTGTATTTACTTTACCTGCAATCTCAATTGGAAGAGTTGTAACTTTTGTTAACACTGCTCCAGACGGAACTAATGCTTTAACAATTAGCCCAAATGCTAATGATGGTATTTTGTATGCTGGATCTTTAGTAGATAACAAAGATCTTATTAATACAAAAGCTACATCAAAAGTTGGTGACTTTGTTGTACTTGCATCTTTAAATTCAACAGCACATTGGACAGTTGTTGATGTTCAAGGTGTATTTGCAAAAGAAGCATAATAATTAATTTGTAGAGCTCCTTCGGGAGCTTTACATAATTTTAACAGGATATAATATGGCACAAGATATACAAGCAACAAGATCAAATGCATCAGCCGGAGCTACAGCAATAATTGCTCAACCCATTAGGTTGAGAGCAATATCAATTGCATCAGATGGCGGTGGAGCAGGTATTTTAGAACTTACAACAACTTCAAATTCAGGAACTACTTTATTATTATCAGATGTTCCTAGTGGAGATGTACTTACTTTAAATTTTCCACAAGATGGAATTTTATTTCCTAAAGGAATTTTTTGTAAAACTAAAACTAATGTAACTGCTTATACTTTATTTACAGATAAATATTCTGGACCAAGTTTAACATAATAGGAGAAATAATATGTCAGGTGGATCAAGTTTTTCAAGCGATCAGTCGGTAGCACACAGAACTGCTGATGGTCAAATGGTTCCTACAACTCAAAGAGCTAGGGTAACTTATATTCAAGCAGAAGGCATTGCTAATGCGGTAGTTGTCTTAAGAGATGGAGGATCTTCAGGAACTGTACTTTGTACTTTTAAATTTGGAACAGATGGTTTATCTATTTATGTCCCTGGTTCAGGTATCCTGTTTAAAGAGGGTGTATATTTAGATTTAACAGATACTCCAGGTGTAACAATTATTTATACATAATCATGGCTAACATAACTTCAGGAACAACTATTTTTGAAAAAGGTTTTTCTATTGCAGATATCGTTGAGGAAGCTTACGAAAGAATAGGTATTGAAGGTGTTTCTGGATACCAATTAAAAGGAGCTAGACGTTCTTTAAACATTATGTTTCAAGAATGGGGAAACAGAGGTCTTCATTATTGGGAAATTGCAAACAATACTATTAGTTTAGTTAATGGTAAAAATACTTACGACATTTTTCGTTCCGCAACAGACGGAACTTCAGATGCTATGTTTAGCCCATTATTTGCTAACATGACAAATAATCAAACAACAGTTGTTGTAGATTCTGTTTCAAATTTTCCAGCTACAGGTACTTTACTAATAGGTACAGAACAAATTACTTACACTGGAATTACATCTTCTACAAATACGTTTACAGGATGTACTAGAGGGGCAAACAATACAGCAGCAGCAACTCATTTAACAGACGACAATTGTTTTAATAATAGTTCTTTTATTTATGGGGCTGGAGATTTACTAGAAGCTTCTTACAGAAATAGTTCCTCTATAGATTCTCCTCTTACAAAAATAAGTAGATCTACATATCAGGCTCTTTCTAATAAAACAGCTTTAGGTCAAACTTCACAATACTTTGTTCAAAGGTTTATTGATAAAGTAAGTATTACTGTATATTTAACTCCAGGAGCTTCACAAGTTGGAGATTTTTTAAATTTTTATTACATAAATAGAATTCAAGATTCTGGAGCTTATACTAATGCTGCAGATGTACCTTATAGATTTGTACCTTGTATGGTATCAGGACTTGCTTATTATTTAGCAATTAAATTTGCACCTGAAAGATTACAACCTTTAAAACTTATATATGAAGATGAATTTAATAGAGCTCTAACTGAGGATGGTTCCGAATCTAGTTCTTTTATAACCCCTAAAACTTATTATCCAAATGTCTAATTTATCTAAAGGAAGATACGCATTAGCAATTTCAGATAGGTCAGGTTTAGCTTTTCCATATAGGGAAATGGTTACTGAATGGAATGGTTCTTTTGTTCACGTTAGTGAATATGAATCTAAACAGCCTCAACTAGAGCCTATTAGATATGCTGGAGATCCTCAAGGCCTTCCTAAATCAAGACCTGCAAGAATAGAACCTGCAACTTCAAATTTATTACCTGGAGATCCTTTTAAAATTATTTCAGGGTCACAAACAATAACTGTTACAGAACCTTCTAATGGAAGACTTACCAATGATGTAGTTGTATTTAGAAATGTTGATGGAAGTCCAGGAGGCGTGGCTTTTACAGTATTCGAAAATGCTTCCGGTTTTTCAATAACTGTGATAGATATAAATACATATTCTTTTACTTTAGGAATTAATCCTACTGTAACTGAAAAATCAGGAGGGATGAGTGTTACAGCAGGACCAGTTACTCTAACACCGTAATTATGGCATACACTTTAGCAAACTTACAAGATGATATTAGAAGCTATACAGAAGTAGATGATTCGGTATTAACAAATAATCTTTTAAATACCATAATAAAAAATTCTGAAAATAGAATTTATAGAGATGCAGATTCTGATGATAATAGATTTTATTCTACTTCGTCTTTAATTAATGGAAATAGATTTGTAACTATTCCTGAAGATTTAAGATTTATTAGATATGTTCAATTAACTAATTCTGCTGGAGAACAAACTTTTTTAGAAAAAAGAGATACTTCCTACATGGCAGAATATTACAACACACCCAGTACTTCTTCAGGTATTCCTAAATATTATGCTAATTGGGATGCAGAATTTTGGGTTGTTTCACCTACTCCAAACGCAACTTTTTCAATAACCCTAGCTTTTACCAAACAACCTCTTAGTTTAACCAATACAACACAGCCTACTGTAGCCCCAGCAGCTACAAATGGAACTTACACAAGTAATAAATATCAAGATTTACTTTTATATGGATGTCTGGTAGAAGCATATGGTTACTTGAAAGGTCCTCCAGATATGATACAATATTACGAAGGATCTTTTAAAAGAGCTTTACAATCGTATGCGATTGAACAGCAAGGTCGTAGACGTAGAGACGAATGGCAAGATGGTGCTATACGAACCCCTCTAAAATCTGAACCACCATCAAAATACTAGGAGATAATAATTATGGCAAATATAATACCGTTTTCATTTAGAGGAGAACTCTTTTCGGGAACACACAATTTTTCAAATGGAGGAGATAGTTTTAAAATAGCATTATACACATCTAATCCATATAGTACGTCAAGTACAGTATACTTAACTACAAATGAAGTAAGTGCTTCAGGTGGAAGTAATTATGTTGCAGCGGGAAAAGTTTTAGCTTCACAAGCAGTAGCAAGTGGAACTGCAGTAGCGTCTGTAGATTTTGCTGATTCAACAATTAATAGTGCTACTTTTACAGCAGCATTTGCAGCAATATACAACGATGCTAAAAGTGATAAATTATGTGTTGTATTAGATTTTGGAGGAAATAAAACTGCCACTAATGGTACGTTTTCAATTTCATTCCCTAATCCAAGTACCCCAGCTAATGCAATCATAAGTATGGCATAAGGATAAAATAAATGGCGTTACAAATAAACGACAGAGTAAAAGTAACAAGTACTACAACAGGCACAGGTGCGTTTACATTAGGCGCAGCTTCAAATGGATTTGTAGCTTTTGGAATATCAATTGGAAGTCTTAATACAACTTATTATACAATTGCTAATCAAGGTACTAACGAGTGGGAAGTAGGAGTTGGAACATTAAATAATAATAGTACAGTACTAACTAGAACTACACTTATCTCAAGTTCTAGTGTTGTAAATGCTCAATATGCAGTTGTTGATTTTTCATCAGGCACAAAAGATGTATTTTGTACATTACCGGCAAGTAAAGCAGTTTATTTAGATGCTGAGGGAAACACAGTTGGAGCAGCGGGAGCAGGTTTTGCCGTTGCAATGGCAATAGCATTATAGTATAAAGAAAAAGGAAAAAAATTATGGCACAAAATTTTAGAAGATTCGCAGTACAAGCAACTAATAGTGCAGGAACTGTATTTACATCAAACTCTTTTGATACTGTTATAGGTATTAGAATTGCAAACATTACAGCAGCAGCAATTACAATGTCTGTTTTTGTTTCTGTGGGTGGTTCTACTACAAGATACATAGTAAAAGATTTAAGTGTTCCACCAGCGAGTTCAGTTGAACTTGTTCAAGGTGGCGCTAAATTTGTAATGGAAAGTTCTGACGTATTAAAAGTACAATCAAGTGCTGCAAATTCAGCTGATGTATATGTTAGTGTTGTAGATTCGATTAGTACTTAACAACAAAGAAATTAATTATGAGTGATACATATCCAAGTGGAGTATACATAGGAAACAATCCTGGTTCTCAGGAGATCTATACTCATGCCGAAGTCATAGATAATATTTTAACAATTGAAAGTGCAGTTCTTGCAGGACCTGTAACTTTTGAAGCAACAGTAACTGTAACAGGAACCTTGGTAATAGTATAATGAGTAAATTAGAAGTCGATCAAATTGATCCGCAATCAGGAACAACATTAACTCTTGGTACTTCAGGAGATACAGTTTCTATACCTAGTGGAGTAAATTTAGCTGCAGGAGCAGTTTTAACAACACCAGTATTACAAGGTACATCTTCAACTGCAGGTTCAATATTATTTAAAGAAGACACAGATAACGGCACAAATTCAGTTACATTAAAAGGACCAGCGGCAACAGGAGATGTTACAGTAACTTTACCTGCCGCAACGGATACCTTAGTTGGAAAAGCTACAACAGATACTTTAACAAACAAAACAATAAA